GTATCTGTAAAATCTGTATATCTATAACCAATTTTATAATTACAACCAAGTTTACGGTCACGTATAAATGTCGCTTCGGGAACGATACCGCGTGTTCCCATGTATGGTTCATCTTCCCAAGAACGTTTAACCTCCACATGATATGAGAGATGCCCAGCTTCACCATCAGTAAGAACAATACACTGAACTTTTTCAAGGTTATGTTTCTTTTGGAACTCTGGAAGAATTTGACGTAGAGTGATTAATGATTCGTTCAATGGTGTTCCTGATAATGCAAGTCTACGTGGATAAGTTACATGACCCCATACTCTGAATAAAGATGCAACTCTCCATATGTTAAGCATTTGTTGTTCAAGATCTTTTCCTTTAATATCACTTGAGAAAAAATGCATAAGAGAAAAACAACTATCAATTGCCATTACGTTCTCTCTCTTCTCATAGGCAACAGTATCATAATTATGAGAATAACCCCAACCCTCATCACGTTTGAATTCATTTGAAAAAGCATATACATCAAAGGGAATATTTACTTTTCTGCAGAACCAAATTAAATTATAAAGTTGCTTTAAAGTATCCTGTAAGATATATTGCATTGATCCTGACCAATCAAGAATGAATACTAATCCATGATTTTTACCATCAGGTAATATGGTAACTTTTTTGAAAAGATCTTCATTGAACTTATAAGTATGAAGTTTTGATGTATTCAATACACCAGTGCGAGCTACTGCAGCACGAGCATATGCAGATGCAGCTTTCTTACACTCAAACTCTTTAACAAGATAATTAACTTCCTTTCTTGCATTCTTTTTAAAATTATTAAATTCAGAATCAATTTCTTCAAATGGATTTGCAACACATGAATATCCATTCTTCTCTCTATCTGCTTTAATTCTACTCCACTCCCATGCAAAATGTTTTTCGATAACATCATGAACCTCACTATTAGATTCAATAATTTTGTCAAGTTTAACATCAGGTAACTCAACATAGATATTCTCTCTACCATCATGACTTGCAATTAAATCTTTTAAACTCTTCTCCAACTCTTCTGCAGTTGCAACTTGTGGTTCTGAAGAATCAGGATCATAAGGAGAATCAGATTGCTCATCCTCTGGTGTAACCATATCACCACCTTCATCTGAACCAAGATCATTTTGTGGTTCAGTTTCTGATTGAGTGACTTGCTGATCAACTTCTTCTAACTCACCATCATCATTACTATCAGATGACTCTGGAGATTCTGGTTGTCCTGTTTGTGGAGTCATATGAAGATCAAGATCTTGAACTTGTTTCTTCTGCTCCTCCATATTCTCCTTGCAGTAATTATATAACTTCTCTGATACTACAAGAACTTCATCAAAAGTTTCTGTGTTAGCAATCTCGTCAATAATCTCCTTCTCTTTTGATGTAAATGTTATATCAATAAAATTACCAATCTTGAAATGAAGATTTGCTTTATCAGCAAGATTAAATTTTTCAAAATCAACATCTACTACATTAAAGAAATCATCATCATGAAGATCACTATATCCATAATAAAATGTTTTTGGAAGACCCTGATACTTACGCTTCATCAACTTCTCTATACGAGCATCTTCGCAAACATTTATGAAATCAAAAGGTATTTTTACTTTGTCTCTATAATCTTCATTAGGTGTAAATAACGCATGCCCAACTTCATGCGCTACCAACATATCATATACAGAATTACTTGCTTTCTCCCAAAGAGGCAGAATCAATACGCGAGTCTGGACATTGAACTGCGCTGTCTCTACATGCTTATGCTCAACAATAAGATCTTCTGTTGCAAGTAGTTTTGCAAGTTGTGATTTGATTTCGTATTGAACTGCCATCTGTTTCCTGTGTGTGTATATGGCCATTATAAAACCCCTGACGCTTGCCAGAGGTCTTAAGTAGACACTTTATTAAGTGGTTTCTTCGTGCTCTTGCTTGTCGCAGAGCTTGTGGTTTAAGTCTGCGTTTCTGTTGTTTTTTGGAGTGGTGTTGCCAATTCGGGATAGAGTTGCTCAATGTCCTTCCTATATAATGACTTGATATTATCTATAATTCTATCAGTCTTTATTAATTTGTCATCCTCATTTATTACCAGTTTTTGGTATGGCACATCTTTAGTAACATATGGTGCACCAATCAAATCTGTCATCCACTCATCAAAGTCACTACCAAATCCATCTTCAAATTTCCAAAGATTAGTTTCATCAGTAATAAAATCCATCTGTGGTCTAAACCAATTAATACCTTCAAATGGATAGTTTTCAATTAAAGACGAAAACATCATTGGATCTTCCATTGCATCTTGTATGTCACCATACATTTTTTTTAAAAATATTGAACATGATATAAATCGATCTATAGGATTACGAACAATTGCAATATGTGGAATATTTGCAATATCATAATATCTCTCATATAATTCTGCATGAAAATGTTGTGGTTCCATTCCATTTTCTGTTGGTAAAATTGTTCCTTCAAGATCAAATCCATTTGATAAAATATTATTCATCAAAAATCTACCTGCAGTTCTAGGTATGTGGATATGAAATAATCTTTTTGCAGGACTAGGAAATTCAGGTCTTAATTGTTTATAGGTCGGCATCTACTGACTCCAATACACTAATTGTTGGCATCCATCCAATACTTGCCATCACAGATATATCAGCAACATTATCATCCACTTCACCGGGAGTGTAATCTTTAACAGGTAAATCACCTTGTCCAAATTTTTCTGCAAGTTTTTTAACTGGAACAGATTCTCCATACCCTATTTGAACTGGGCCTGTTATTGAACTAGGAGCAAGATATCTTATTGCACTACACACATCCTTAACATGAATCCAATCTCTTTTGTGATTAGTCACATAGGTTGCCTTTTTATCTCGTAGCAAACCATACATCATATTTGGTCTGACATCAGGCCCATACACTGTCGAAAATCTCATGCCAACAGAATTAGGTGGAGCCATTTGCTCATTTACCCACTTACTCAAAGCATAAGGATTATCCCAGTAGTTTTCATTTGCAGCACCAGTTGATGCGTATAATAATCTTGTATTTGTTTCTCGACACCAATCGAAAAGTGGTTTTGATTTTACAACATTATTTTCATAATACTTTTCTGGTTGTTCTACACTCTCTCGTAAATCAGCATATGCAGCAAGATGTATGACTAATCCATAATCACCACCTTTAAAATTTTTTATATCATCAGGAAAATCGATACCATGCACCTCATAACCCAATTCCTTTCTCCAATCAGCAAATACATATCTACCGATAAATCCACGATGTCCTGTTACTAATACTTTCATGTTACTGGCCAGTCAATTACATTTCTAATCTCTTGATTATACTTCCATATTTCTTTGAACATATCAGCATTTACACCATGAGATTCCATCTGAACAATTAATGAGTTCAAATCTTTAGGAAAACAAGTTCCACCAAATCCACGATCATTATCAATTCCGGGAACTTTAGTATGTGATTTACCAATGCGACTATCTGCAGTCACACCTTCAACCACTACATCATAATCCATACCAACCTTTTGGCATAAATCATATATTTTATTGAAGTATGCTACTTTGTATGCAAGAAATGTATTTGAAAAATACTTAATTGCTTCACTCTCATCAGAAGTTGTAATGATACTTGGAATGTGAGGAAAATATCCTTCAAACATACGAACAAAATCAACACATAATTCCATATCACCACCAACAATATTTCTCTCAGAATTTGCAAAGTCTTTTATTGCATTTCTAGCAGTTAAAAATTCTGGATTATGAATTACATTATGTCTCTCAAAAAACTTTTTAGTTGTTCCTATTGGAACAGTTGATTTGATAACAAATGTTCCAGTAATATGATCTGGCAAATCCTCAAAAAATTTATTTAAGATTGATAAATCACACTCACCCCCATATCTCATTGGGGTTGGTAAACAAACGAAAATAAAATTCTCATTTATTACCTCTCCTAAAGTATTTAAAGATCTATTTTTGTCTGTGTCATAGACCTTGCATTGTGTTTTGTCTCTAAAATTTTGATAGACAGCGTTGCCAACAAAACCATTACCAACAATTCCAATCATGATACCATCCTACTGAATCCTTTAATTTTTTCAAATCTTACCACATTTTCAAATCTATCATCTAGACCTGTTTTGTGAGAAATAACAAATATGTTAGCATCTTCAATAACATATTTAATTATCTTTAAAAATTCCTCTGTTCCTTGACCATCAAGTGAACTATCAAACACCTCATCCAATACCATTAAATTAGTAGATATTGAATTTTTAAACTTAGCAACTTCTCTCCAAGTAAATAACAAAGCTAAATCTATTCTTTGTTTTTCTCCCTCACTAAACGAAGCATATGAAAAATCTTCATGAATTGGTGATTGAACGGTTTCATTAAACTCTTCATCAAGAGTAAAATTAATATAGAAGTCCATCATCTGTAGATAACGATTTATCTGTTGATTTATTAATGGTAAATACTTCTTTATAATTTTTGCTTTAACTCCACCATCTTTCAATAACTCATAGGTATAATTAAAATATTTTATTTTCTCTTTCTGAGACCCTAATTCTTCATATGTATCTTGGAGATTTTGTTTAAATGTTTCTAACTTTTCATGCTCAGTATTTCTGTTTTCAATTTGATTGGTAAGTGTTTGAACTTCATCTTTAAGATCTCGTTGTTGTTTTTGACAGTTAGAGATGAGAGAGTTGTTTTGAGAAATGCCATGCGTGAGTTTAGTAATCTCCTTTGATATTTTTGTAAATTGACGCTCTCTTTCTTGTTCTTTTTTAATTGTATCTTCAAGTTCTTTATAACCTGATTGCAACTTCTTTGCTTTATTTTGAGCGTCATTGATTTTATTTATTCTGAAATCTTCATCGATTTCCTGAGTGCATGTAGGACAAACCGTATTGTCTTTAAAAAATTTATCCTCTTTAGATATCATTGATACTTTATTAGATATCTGACCTTTTAAATTATTAAGTTTAGCTAAAGTGTCTGATGCTGCTGTTAATTTTTCTTGTTTTTGCTGCAATCCATAGATACTATCCTCTGCCTCCTCATTCTGCATAATACAAACACAAATATCATCACCTAAACTATCCATCTTTTTTTTCTTCTTTTCAATATCCTCTTTACCACGAGTCTCTATTTCATTCATAAATCTTTCTTGCATAGAAACTTTATCAATTAAAGATTCTTTTTTAAGATCTAAAGTTTTTGTTTTCTCTTTAACTTGCCTAATCTTATCCTTGATAATATTATTCATCGATGTGAATATTTTTATGTCAAGTAAATCTTCAATTACTTCTCTACGATTCGTTGCACTTAATTGCATGAATGGGACAAAGTTACTTGATCCTAGAATTACAATCTGTGTAAACGATTTATAATTCATCTTTACTACATTTTGTTCTAACCATTTTTGCTGATCATTTACAGATGCAAACTGATCAAGTAGTTTATCATTTCTCCATATCTCAAATATATTTGGTTTGATACCACGAATTACTTTCCATGTTATTGTTCCTATTACAAATTCAACTTCAACTCTTAAATCTTTCTCATTAACAGTATTAATTAATTGACTTTTGTTTATCTTACGAAATGGTTTTGAAAACAAACCAAAAGTTAAAGCATCCAAAACTGTGCTCTTTCCACTTCCATTAGATCCCACTATCAAAGTTGTAGATGAACCTTGAAAATCTATCTCAGAATATTGATCACCCGTTGAAAGGAAATTTTTCCAACGAACTTTTTCAAATAAAATCATGCTCTATATCAGGTGGGATAACAATATCATTTGGAGTAATAACCGTGTATTCATAATCATAATTTTGACATAAGTTTAACATAGCAGCTGGATCGACTTCCATCACATGCATTTCAGGATAATCCATATCCTCTAACATCATAGCATATCTAACAGCATCGTCTTGTTCTTCAAAAAGATACAAGATACTATCACCTTCTTCATTTTGAACAGAGTATGCTCCTTCATCTTCTCTTCCTACGATTGTTAGAACAAACATTAAACTAATTCACATGCCTCTTGATAAACTTCTTTAATCAAATCTTGTATTGTAGATTTTTTGAGATCAACATCAGATTCTTCAACATACCTATTTAAAATAGAGAGAGTGTCTTCTGATTCAAAAGCCTCAAACTCTTCATTCTCATGCAATTGAAAATTTTCAATAACTTTAAGTTCATGAATATTTGAAGCATATAATTTATCAATAAACTTTTCAAACTTTTTAGGATCAGATTTTTTACGAACAATTAATTTTACAATTTTATTTTCGTATTCTCTTGTATCAAAAGTTTGATGAGGTGTATCTTCATAATAAATTTTATGGAAGAAACGATATGGATTATTAACTGCAGTATGTTCTAAGGTGTTTGTATCAAAGAAATGAAATCCTCTTGTATCATTATAATCATTCCAATACATTTCATAAGGATTACCAAAGTAATAAACTTTACCATTATTTGATCTTGTATGAAAATGTCCAGAGAAAACTCTTTCAAATTTTTCAAAAGGTTTATCATCTAACCCATGATCCATTACAACATATTCATTTACTTTATATCCCTTTAACTCCAAATGTCCCATACAAACAGGAGATTGTGAGTCTTTAATTAATGCTAAACTTTTTTCTTTATTTTCTGAATTGATCCAAGGAACAAGAAGAATATTTAATCCATCTATGCATATATTAGTTGTTTCAGAATATACTCTTACATTGTCATATTCTTTCAATAGCAAATCAATAGCATTTACTTCATTTGTATTTTTATAATATGCAGTATGATTTCCAACAATAGTATGAACTGTTATACCCATCTGCTTAAGTCTATCAAAGTAATTTTTCTTTGCCCAAGTTAAAGCAGAAAAATCAATCCCCTTTCGACTATCGAAAGTATCTCCCATATCAATTATGGTAGTGATACCTTCTTCTTCTAGTTTAGGAAAAAATATATCATTATAAAATTTCAAAAAATAATCATGAAAAATTTGCGAGTTCTTACGACACCCGAAGTGTTGATCTGTTATAATCGCAATTTTCATTAATAACGTAGTTTAGAGTGCACTGCATCCTTAATTTGATTATAGTCGGAAGTAGCCATTCCGTCAACCTTATCACCATGAAAGACTTCATCATAACCGGATCTTTCTAGTATTTTATTTTTAATATCTAATT